AAAATAGAGGTTACTGATGCAATCAAGACTGCTGCAACAGGATTTACAACTGTATCAGGAACTCCATGGTCTGAGATGGACAACTATGTCGATCTTCCGCCTGGAACTTTAGGAGTGAACCATGTATATTCTCAGATCGGTGCTTCTAGTATCGTACCTGGTAATATTTTCAATATTAAGTATCAAATCTTTTTGAATGATATCTATGCTATGACGCATGGACACATTCTACACTACTTCCTAACTTCACAATATCTTGAAACTCTCGATTGGGTTACTAACTCACAAAGAGATCGTAGAGTAAGATTCAATGAACATCAAGGTAGATTATATCTTGATATGGACTGGGGAGATTTGACAGCAGGGGACTTCTTATTAGTTGAAATGTCACTCAGACAAAATCCTGAGACATATACTAATATGTACAACGACAACTGGTTGAAGGATTATGTTGAAGCATTATTCCAACAACAGTGGGGAAGAAACCTAAGTAAGTATGATGGCATTCAAATGCTTGGTGGTGTCACCTTAAATGGTAGACAAATCTTAGAAGATGCTAGTCAGTTCAAGAAAGATCTTGAAGAACAGATTAGAACAACATACGAACTTCCACCCTTAGACTTGATAGGATAACATGGCAATTTCTAACACACCTGCTCAAGATTACGTCCAGTCTGACTATTCTAATAGTGCTCGTTTTAGAGCAATAGGATCAGCACAAGAACAAAAAACCATTGAAAACCTTATCGTAGAAACCATTGAAATTTACGGGCAAGATATTTACTACGTTCCAAGAACGATTGTCAACAAAGATACGGTCTTTGGAGAGGACTCGGATACGAAATTTGAGAGCGCGAAAGCTATCCGAGCATATGTCAATAATGTTGAAGGATGGGAAGGACAAGGTGAGTTACTTAGCAAATTTGGAGTCCGTATCGAAGACAAGACAACTTTTATATTCTCCCGTGACAAATTTAAAGAACATGTGGACGACTCTACGGTCCTCAATGTCGAAGGACGACCAAACGAAGGGGACTTAATATGGTTTCCAACAACTAAACATTTATTCCAAATCATGTTTGTAGAGGCAGAGAAACCTTTCTACCAACTAGGAAAAGGATATGTATGGGAATGTCAGTGTGAACTATTCGAGTACAGCGACGAGGAGATCGATACTGGTATTACAGATCTAGATAACATTGAGACTGCATTTGCAAATGCGATTACAGTTGGTCTCGTAGCAGGTGGATCTGGCACATTTACAGCAGGTGAAACTGTAACTGGTGGTACATCTAATGTTACTGCTGAAGTTAAATCGTTTGATGCTGCTACTAGAACTTTGATTGTCATAAATCGTTCTGGTACATTCTCAGTTCCTGAGACTATAACTGGTGGTACATCTAGTGCGTCTTGGACAACTGCTACATATAATACAATACAGAATACTAACTCAGAGTACGATCAGAATAATGACTTTGAGACTGCCGATAATGACATCATCGATTTCACAGAAACCAACCCATTCGGCACGGTTGGATCTGTTACTGATAGTACAATCTAATGTTAGGAAATTATTCATACCACGAAATATTCAGAAAGACCATTGTTGCTTTTGGTACTCTATTCAATAATATTGAACTAAGAAGACAAGATGAGGTAATGAAGGTACCTCTTGCCTATGGTCCTAAAGATAAGTTTTTAGCACGTTTAGATCAGGTGCCTGATCCTACAAACAAACGGGTACAGATTACTTTACCCCGTATAGGATTTGAGATATCAGGTGTAGCTTATGATCCTACTAGAAAGGTAGCACCTACACAAAAAATCAAGATGGCAAATACATCTACAAAGAACAAGTCTTTGTTTATGCCAGTGCCATATAATATTAGTTTTGAGTTAGCAATAATATCAAAGAATCAGGATGATGGTTTACAAATATTAGAACAGATACTACCAGTATTTCAACCTCACTATAATCTATCAATCAAGTTAGTTCCTTCAATGGGAGAAACAAAAGACGTTCCTATTGTCTTACAAAATATTGACTACGAAGATTCTTACGAGGGAGACTTCGCAACAAGAAGAGCAATCATATACACACTACAATTTACTGCAAAGACATTCCTATACGGACCAGTAACAGAATCCAAGATTATCAAGAAAGCAAACGT